ACTAATACAGGAATAAATTTACCTGAATCAGATAGAATACAGTTGATTACTGGTGGCTCAGAAAGAATGAGGATTGATTCTTCAGGAAATTTAGGCTTGGGAGAAAGCTCACCTGAAAATATTTTGCACATAAAAAATGCTGATTCAGGTTCATCTTATACAGCAGATGGTGGTGATTTAGTTATTATTGAAAACAATAATTCAGCAGGAATTGATATTAGAACTCCAACTGGCGATGCAGGTGCTTTATATTTTTCTGATACTACAAGAGCTAGAGGTGCAATCATTTATTACCATAGCCTAGATGATATGTATTTCAATGTTGCTGGTACAAGTGGTGCTATGGTTCTAAATAGTTCAGGAAATTTACTTATAGGTGTTACCTCTGCTCAAGATCCTTCATCAAGTACAACAGCAGGACACACTTTTTATGGTGGTTCAACTGGTGTTGCTATCCATAGTAGATCTAATGGAAATCCTTTAGCTTTACAAAGAACAGGAAGTGATGGTGCAGCAGTTAATTTCTTTAAAACAAATTCAGTTGTTGGTAGTATATCCTTAACATCTTCTGCAACAGCTTATAACACTTCTTCAGATGCAAGATTAAAAGTTGTAACAGGATCAGCAAGAGGGTTAGATGTAATTAATAATCTTAATCCTGTTGCTTTTAGTTGGAAAGCTGACAATCATGCAGATGAAGGATTTATAGCACAAGAGGTTGAAAAGTTAGTACCAAATGCTGTTAATCAAGATGATAATGGTTATTATCAAATGGATTATAGCAAACTTGTTACTCATCTGGTAAAAGCCATGCAAGAGCAACAAGAACAAATAGAATTACTTAATAAAAAAATTAAAAATATAGAGGAGAAATAATATGAAATGGGATTGTAAAACTGTTGATTATTACAAACAAGAACATAATGGACATGAGCAAGTAATCTACAATGTGCATTGGCGAGTAACAAAAGTAGATGAAAATTATTCTGCATTAACTTATGGAACGCAAATTTTAAATACAGAAGATATACAAGATTTTATACCATTTGAAAAAGTTACATCTGAAATAGTAGAGGATTGGACTAAGGATGCTATGGGTGAAGAAAAAGTATCTGATATTGAATCTAGCTTAGATCAACAAATAGAAGATCAAAAAAATCCAACTTCTGTAACAGTAATTTTAGATAACTGATATACTAATTTTTTATAACTTATAAGGAGAGTAAAAGTGAGTGATAATAAAAATATGGAAAACCAAGAACCAGTAATAATTACCTTTAATGATGTTGAGTACAGAAAATCTGATTTGACAGAGGAACAGATGGCACTAGCATCAAGGTTAAATCTTATTGGTAGAAAACTTGCAACGCTACAACCAGCACATGATGATTATGTTATGACTAATGATTATAAAAATATAGTTATACAATCTTTTGAAAAAAGCATCAATTCTGAAGTAGTGGAAGAAAAAGAAAAATAATTATGGCTAGAAAGACTGCTAATGATGTTCATTCAGATTTGCGAGTACACGAAAAGATGTGCGAGGAAAGATGGAAAACTATTTATAAAAAAACTGATGCTTTGCAAGGCTCAATTGATTATATAAAGATTTGGCTCATTGGTGGTCTTACAACTATTGTTGCATCTTTAATTACGCTGATTATAAAAACAGCTATGTAATATGCTTGAAAAACTTATTGATCCTATCAGCAATATTCTTGATAAGTTTGTTGCTGATAAGGATTTAAAACAAAAACTAGAACACGAACTCAAAACAGAACTTCATAGAGCTAATATGGCTCAAATAGAAGTAAATAAAGTAGAAGCAAAACATAGGACTGTATTTGTTGCAGGGTGGCGACCATTTACAGGATGGGTATGTGCAACTGCTTTAGCTTATCATTTTATATTAGAACCAGTAATTGTATTTCTTTTAGCTCTTTATGATATTCAATTAACTCTACCACAATTTGATATGGGATCGTTACTTACAGTTTTAATGGGTATGTTAGGTCTAGGTGGTCTTAGAACTTATGAAAAGAAACAAGGCTTAACTCTATGAACGAAGGTTACAATCAAATATTCCAAGATAAAGTTGTTGATATGTTGAAAAGACATGAAGGCTTAAAAATTTTTCCTTATCATTGTTCACAAAATAAATTAACACTTGGTATAGGGCGTAACCTAGAAGATAAAGGTATATCTAAAGATGAAGCATATTATTTATTAAATAATGATATAAAACAAGTACAAGAACAACTTACTAAAAACTGGGGTGTATGGCGTACCCTTCCTGAAAAAGCAAGACTGGTATGTATTGATATGTGCTTTCAATTAGGAATTACTGGCTTTATGTCTTTTATAGAAACTAGAAAGCTAATGGAGTTAGGAAAGTGGCTAGAGGCATCCGAAGAGGTGCTAAGATCAAAATATGCTATTCAAACTCCAAACAGGGCATTATATAATTCTAGGCAACTAGCTCTATGTAAAAAAGATGGGCAACAAAACAAGTGAAGATCATCAAGCAAATTCTAGGCTTGGTGCATTAGGAGAATCATTAGTACAAACATTTTTGTTAGAGCATTGTGATTGGTGTTACAAAACACAAGAGAAACATCCAGCAGACCTAATGGTAGAATTAGGTTCTGCTAAATATACTATTCAAGTTAAGAGTAGAAGAGAAACTAAACAAGGTAAATATGTTTTTGCAACTGAAACTTCAAGGTCATTATCTAGTGTATATAAGCACTATCATTGTGATATACACGCTTTTGTGTTTTTTAATAATGCAGGAAAACATATCTTCTTCAAACCAAATAACACTACGCAGACTTACTTCTCATTTGATGCATCCATAATTACTCCAACAATAGCAATTGATTCATTCAAAAATACTTTAGATCAATTAAGTTCAGTTCCTAAGATAAATCCGATTCTAAAATAATTGTTGATATATTTATATATATAAGTATATAATCTACTTATGTTAAACAAAAAAAGGAGTAATTAACATGAATAAATTATCAAGAGAACAAAAAATATCTAACCTTAAAAAGGTTTTTACAGATAGGGGATATATTCACGACTTTGTAAAAAATAAGCAAGGTGATATTTTAGAAGGCGACAAAGAGCAAATAAGAGATTTTGTCATGGTGTCATATTGGCATAGCGATTCATATAAAAGTAAAAGAAAATTACGAATATTATCAGGTACAACAACAACCAAAAGAACTTCAGATAATAGATTTATTGATAGAACAGAACCTTATGAATGGTTTGTAACACTTGAAGATGCAGAGAATCTTATTTGTTTTTTAGAAGCATTTATTGAAACTGAAAAAGAACAGGAGAGTGCATAATGTGTAAAGATGATGAAATTAGTAATGATACACAAAAAGCTATCGATAAATTATTTGATGCTTTTCACGATGTAGTTGATCGTGGTTTTGGAGTATCAATTAGTAGAAACAAGTCAAAAAGCATTTTTAACTGGACTATACAAATACTAGATATTGATAAAAGTATTTATCTTGAAGGTCTTAAACATTTTGAATATAGTAAAAAGGAGAGAGAATAATGAGATACACATTAGAAGTATATGTACCAAAAAGTAAGTTTTGGTTTATAGCTTGTAAAACTAATGACATGATCTTTCTAGGACAACAAATACTTAAATGCAAAAAAGCAAAGCATAAGTATAGAGTTAGCAAGGAAAAGAAAAAGAATGTCTGATCCATTTCAAAAGGCTTGTACAATTATCGAACAGCGTACAAGAATAAAGATTGCTGAAAAAGAATTAGCACAAGCTGAAGAACTGGTAAAACAAAAAAGAGATAATTTATATAATCATAAAGCTAAATTATGGGAGTTAGAAAATGAGCAATAATGTAACATTTAAGTTAGTTGGTGGTGGGGAACTAAATATACCAGCTAGATCAATAAGTGGTTTTTATAAGGATGATATTACTAGCGATGTCATTATAGAGGTGCTAGGCGAAGAATACATAGTTAGAGATAGCTTAGATGAAATCAAATACATACTTGGTATTGCTAGATAATATGGGCAAATTAAGACAATGGTTTAGAAAGTGGTTTGATAGACAAGTAGAGAAATCACTACAACGACAAGCAGATAGATTATTTATGAGAGGTAAAAAAAATGAAAGCAATAGGTAAGATAACTAGAGATGATTATTGCACACATTCCTTAGTGCCATATTTGTTTGATAAAGGACATTTTAAAAGCAAACAAGAGGTTCTAAATGATTGTATAAGGGCAAGGCATGGGGAGAGTATAAGAACGCCACAAACACTACGACAGCGTACAGGCGATGTATTAGAAAAACCTTTGATACAAGAATGTATGAAAAGACTAGGTATAGATAAATATGAAGATAGGGTTACAGAAAAAGTAATACATCCGTTATTGCCATTAGAGGGATCGTTAGATGGTATGGCATATCCTAAAAAGTTAATTGTAAAAGAAGATGCAAACAATGGTATATGGACACTTGATAGCTCTGAAGTTTATCTCGATGGTAAAACTCCAATAGAAGTTAAATGCACTAGCATCTATCCTGAAGATGTGCCACCTGATTGGTTAGGTGTTTTGCAACTCAAAGCTGCTATGTCAACAACACAAGCAAACGCAGGTATTTTAATTATACTTTATCAGTCCACCGATCTAAGAATTTATGTCATACCAAAAGATTTTAATTTTGAAAAAGAATTAGAACAAAAGGTTATTGATTTTAATAGAAGGATAGATGAAGAAGATTATTTTTTTCCACAAGTTGTAAATGATGCTCACATAAAATATCCAAATGCAAATGATGAAACTAAAATATTATCAGATGATGCTTTGGACATTATAAAACAGTTAGAACAAACTAACGATATGATTAAAAATCTTGGTGTTATGAAAGAAAAATTACAAGCATGGATCATGAACGAAATGGGTAATGCATCTATTGGTAGGACTGGTGAATACATAGTACATTGGAAGATGCGTAAGTATAAAGCACAACCTGAAAAGATAGTGCCACCAAAAGATGCTTATGAAATTAGAAGTAAGACATTAACGATTAAAAAGGGCAAGTAGATATATGAAAAAAATAATATTTTCAAGTCAGCAATCTTTATTTGGAAATAAGGAAATAGTTGGTTTTGGTACTGATAAATTTTATGTTAAAGAAATTAATAAAAATTTAGCAAATGATATTATTAAAAAAAATCATTATAGTGGTAAAGTTTATAGCAATACATACATACATTTAGGTATTTTTATAGATCAAGAATTAATGATTGATGCTGATGATTGTTATGCAGATTATGGTCTTTTTGGCGAGAAAACTGCTGCACAATTAGTAGGTGTTCTACAGTATGGCTATGCTATGAATCCAGCATCAATGTCTAGTGTAGTTGCTAACACAAAAATAAATGAATACTTAGAATTAAATAGAATGTGGATAAAAGATAAAACTTTAAAATATATTGAAAGTCAATCAATATCAATGTCTTTAAAGTACATTAAATCAAAATATAAAAAAGTAAAATGGATTCAATCATTTGCTGATGAAAGATGTGGTGGTTTTGGAATAGTATATCAAGCCTGTTCATTTGATTATTATGGTGAGCATACTAGCGATTTTTGGGAACTTGAAGGGGTTGTTTATCATAATGTGCAAATGACTAGAGCTAAAAGTGGTCAGGCACGATATTTACAAGAAAACAAAGAAAAGGCAAAAAGAATGAAGTTAAGACAATTTAGGTATATTAAGTTTTTAAAAAGTAAATTTAAAAAAGATTGTTTGTTAAAAAATCAACCTTATCCAAAACATTATGATGATAGTAAAAAATTAAGAAATGCGAAAGTAGTATAATGATTATTACAAAGATTTTCCAAATCTTAGATGTAAGTTTAATTCTTACCTTTCGCTCCAACATAAAAAAGGGCAAATAGATATATGAGAGTAAGTAGGTGTTTTGGAGAGTTTATCTTTTGCCCTTATTTAGATTATAAGAGAAATGCAAGAAACTATTAATATACTGTGGTAATAAAGTCATATTAATATTAATATTTATATGGAGAGTTTATATGGAAGATAATTATAAAAAAGCACTATGGATTCCTACTGATCTACATACAGAGATTAAAGTATTTGCTGCAAAGAATAATATGAGTATAGAGTCTGCTAGTCAGCTTTTATTAAAATTAGGAGTATGTTCTTATGAAGAAGATAAAGAAACTGAAACATCTTAAATTTGTTTCAGATAAAAATTATTTGTTATTAATAAAATTATTTGCACCTAGATAATGATGGTAAACAGTAGAAATAAAGGTGCTGCATTTGAAAGATTTATAGTTAATAAAATCAATAATTACTTTGATTCTAATAATATTGATAAAAGAGTGAAAAGAAATTTAGATCAATACCAAGAAAAAGGACAAGCAGACATTTATTTAGACAACATAGCTATTGAGTGTAAGAGGTATAAATCAGGCTCTAATATGCCGAGAAATAATTGGTGGACACAAACGCTTGAATCAGCTGGTGATAAATACATACCTATATTAATATGGAAGTATGATCGAAAAAGTATTCAATGTATAGTACCAGCATGGTTAATGTCAGATGTACCAAAATCAAACAAAATTACTTTAATGTGTCCATTAACAGACCTCTGCGAGAACATTGATGAAGTCTTACAAAAAGCTAATGGATGTAAATAGTTTTATGCTGGAAAATGAGTTTGATGATTATTGCAGAGAACGATTTGACAGAATAAATATCGCTTGTGATTTTTTAGGAATCATAAATGATGAAGATTATGTCAGCTTTAAGGAGAGAAACTATACTATCCTTGAAACTGATTTTTTAAACAGTATTGATAAAACAATACATTAATGGAGAGTATATATGGATATATTAGGTGGAATGAGTAGTGGTGGTGAATCGCCATACTTAAAATGGAAAACAGGAGATATGAGCTTTTATAATGGAGATAATCCTATAGAGTTTCAATATCTTCAACTCGATCCAGCTACTTTTTTAAGTGGGTGGGGTGCTTACAAACAAGTATCAGGTTATGACTTTGTTTGGGATCAGCAGTTTGGAGTTGTAGGAACTAAACCTGAAGAAGATTATAAAAGAGCTTTTTCAGCTTGGGTATTACCACAAGGACTATCAAGACCTTTGCTTTGGCAAAATATGACATTTGCAGAAACACAAGCATTTAATAAAATACTTGCTTTGTTTTGGAATGATAAAGATAAGAATGGTGATTTACTACCAGTTGTTAAATTTATAGGTGCTAAAAAGCTGCAAGTAGGTTTAGGGCAATCTAGTGAACTAAGTTTTGAGTTTGCTAAATTTGCACCAAGATCAAATGAATTTGTTATACCAAGTTGGTACTATGAAGATGAAAACGATGATAATTTTAAATCACCTAATGATGGTTTATCTGATTTGGTTAATAAGCAGATCAATGATAATAATGATTTATTAACAGATGATGATATTCCTTTTTAATGCAAAGCATAGATTGGCAAAGAATAGCACCTGAAGTAGCTAAAGAATTACTAGGAGAGCCTAAAACAACTACATCAACTGAATATAGATGGGGTTCAAAAGGTTCTCTAGTTCTCAATCTTAATGATGCTACTTGGTATGATTTTGAAAATGATACAGGTGGTGGTATTGTTGATCTTATAAAACATTTAAACCAAGATGTTAAGGTAATATTAAATCAGTATGGTTACGATTTAGCACCACAACATAATTACTCCGTAGACGGAACTACCCCCCTTGTTCCTAAAAGTGGTGCTAAATCTTTCTCTAGGCAACAAATGGTAGAGCTTTATAAACAAGCATCTATCAAAGTCAAATATGCTGATAATTTTTTAGTTCTTAGATTTCCTACAGGACACCATATTAAACAAAAGTATGCACCATTTACTTTAAATACAGATGGCTCTTGGTCAATGAAAAGACCTGAAGGAACTTTACCCATTTATATAGAAGAAAAGCATTTAGATAAACCAGTTATAATTAACGAGGGAGAAAAGGCTCTATTAGGGTGTCAGCAGATATATGACTATGATTGTTGTACTTGGCATGGTGGAGTAAATGCTTGGGATAAAGCAGACTGGTCTAAGATTTATAACAGAGAGGTGTATATATTTCCTGATAATGATGAAGCTGGTAAGAAATGTGCAAATGAAATAGCAAGGCATTTAAAGCAAAATGGATGTAGTGTTTCTATTGCACATCCACCAAAAGATTTTAATGACAAAGATGATTTATATGATGCTTACGAAAATAATTATTTTAAATCTTCAAGTGATCTTGTAACTTATATAAAACAAAACAAATTAAAACCACCAAGAGGTTCTTTATACTTTCAAAGTGTAAATGAGATTATGGACAATCTTACAGAACCTGATTGGATGGTAGATAGAATATGTGAGAGAGGTACTGTAATGTCTATCTTTGGATCGCCTAAATCAGGTAAGTCTTTTTTAGCTATAGCTATGGCTTGTGCTGTAAGTTCAGGTAAAGACTTTTATGGATTCAATACAAAACCATCAACTGTACTTTACTTAGCTGGTGAAGGATTCATAGGTGTAGGTAGAAGGGTTAAGGCTTATGAAGAGTTTTATAATATAAATATTAGTGATAATACATTATTAGTTTCAAATAGAGGTTCAAGAATCGGAGATGATCAAGAATTTACCATGTTGCAGAATGTATGTAGAGATATAGAAGCAGATAATGAGGGTATTGGTATGATTATAATAGATACTCTTGCAAGAAACTATGGTCTTAACGAGAACTCTACTGAAGATATGAATAAGTTTATTCAACGAGTAGATGAACTTAAAGAAGAATTTAATTCAACTATAGTTATAGTGCATCATACAGGACATGGTAGTAATGGTAGAGCAAGAGGTAGTTCTGTATTACCAGCAGCTTTAGATTATGAGTTTAGAGTAGATAGAGATAAAAATAGCGATGATAAAGCTATGCTTGTTACTGTAAAGCAAACATTAGTTAAAGATGGTACTCCTATAGATGATTTATACTTTCAATTTAAAGAACAAACACTTTATGGTTATAAGGGAGTTACATCAGGTGTACTTGCAATAACAGATGAATCACCAAAAAAACTTGGACTTACAAGAGCAAGAGAAGAAACAATAAAGGCTATAGAAGATTATCAAAAAGAAAAAGAGCCTAATGATCCAGTAAGTGTTTGGGTTAAGTTTACGATACTAAAAGCTAGAATGGACATATCAGATAGTGCATTGAAATCGAGATTAGCTGATTTAAAAGACATGGAATTAGTGCATTATAAAGAGGGATATGGCTATCAGGCTAAATCATTTGATAATGAGGTATTTTGATGATTCCTTTTCCTAATAAAAAATACAACATCATATATGCTGATCCAGCTTGGCATTATGACAAAAGAAATGAGGGTACAAGAAATGTGCAAAATAAATACAGCACAATGACTTTTGCAGATATTTATAATTTACCTGTACAACAGATTTCAGATATAAATTGCATATTATTTTTATGGGTTACTTATCCAAAATTACCACAATGTTTGAAAACTATTTCTAAATGGGGTTTTGAATATAAAACTTGTGCATTTTCTTGGGTTAAAAAAAATAAAAAATCTAATTCTTTTTTTATGGGTATGGGTAATTGGACTAGGGCAAATAATGAAATATGTTTACTGGCTACAAAAGGTACAGTAAAAAGGGTATCTGCATCTGTTAGACAAATAGTTTATGAGCCTATAGAACAACATTCGAAAAAACCTGATTGCATTAGAAATAATATAGTAGAACTTGTAGGAGATTTACCACGAATAGAACTATTTGCAAGAGAAAAGGTAAAAGGTTGGGATTGTTGGGGTAATGAAGTATGATTCCTTTTCCTGATAAAAAATATAATACAATAGTTCTTGATCCAGCTTGGAATATAACAATGGCTACAGTTTCATCTAATAAAAAAAGACCAAATACAAAAACAAAATTAGATTACCCAACAATGACTTTAGATGAAATAAAGGCATTACCAATAGGAGATATAGCAAATTTAGGTTGTCATGTATACACATGGACTACCAATAAAATGCTTCCATATACATTTGATGTATTAAAATCTTGGGATGTAAATTATCACTTAACTTTAGTTTGGACAAAACATAATGGTATGACTCCAAATTTTGCTTATAAATTTGCTACTGAATTTTGTCTACTTGGATTTTATAAAAAACCTATGCAAAAATTTAAAAGGTGTGGAAAGTTAAATTGGATAAGTACCAACGCACCAAGAAAACACTCAACAAAACCACAAGAATTTTTTGATTTAGTAGAAGAAATGTCGCCTGATAATTATTTAGAAATGTTTGCTAGAAATAAAAGAGATGGTTGGGATGTATGGGGTAATGAAGTATGATCTGTTTGGTTGGTTTTTGGTTGGTTTTTGGTTGGTTTTTGGTTGGGTTTTTTGGCAAAATCAATAGAAAGATGGTTGGTTTGGTTTGTATTTCTAATACAACCAACCACCAACCAACTAAGATTACAGTATTATGAACCAACCAAATACATATTTAGATAATCAGTTAAAAGATAAATTAAAGGCATTACGCACTTATGAATCAGAAACTTATGCTAAGTGGGGTAATAGAGATCGAATCTTTAAAATGGTTGGTGTAGATTTTGAAATTAAGTTCTGTAGAGCAGAAATGATACTAAAAGAATCTCTATGCAAAGAAACTACACAAAGAAAAATATCAAGAGTTGATATGATGCATAGAGCATTTGAACAACTTAATATAAAATTAGAATCAAGTGGTTATCCACAAATACAACCAAATACAAGATTATTTAGATTTGATAACAGGAATATATTAGTTTGTGATACAGATGAACAAAAACCTTTATTAATAAAAATACATAAACTTGAAAAAGATGTTGCTGTGTTTAGTGTAGAGGAGTTACTTAGATGTATTCCAAAAGATTTTATGGAAGCTAAACAATTACTATCGAAACTTAGTAAGCATGTAAACTTTGAAAAAATAAGTTATGTCAAATAAAATTACTGGTAAAAAAATTACTGTATGGTTTTCTTGTGGTGCAGCTAGTGCTATTGCTGCAAAAAAAACAATAGAACTTTATGGGGAAAGTAATGAAATAACTATAGTAAATAATCCCATAAAAGAAGAACATGAGGACAATCAAAGGTTTTTAAAAGATGTAGAAACTTGGTTAGGATACAAAATACAATATGCTATAAATCCAAAATTTCCAGATCAATCTTGTGAAACTGTTTGGAATAAAAGAAAGTTTATGTCTAGTAGATTTGGTGCTTCTTGTACATTACATCTGAAAAGAAATGCAAGAGAGTTTTGGGAAATAAAAAATCCAACAGACTATATTGTTTTAGGATTTACAGCAGAAGAAAATAAAAGAGCAGATAGATTCAGTAAAACAAATAAACAACCACTACTTAAACCTTTGATAGATTTGGGCATAACAAAACAAGAATGTTTTAATATTTTAAATGAAGCAGGAATTAAATTACCAGCAATATATAAACTTGGTTATCCAAATGCTAATTGCATTGGTTGTGTAAAAGCAACTTCACCTACATATTGGAATTTAGTTAGAAAAACATTTCCTAATGTATTTGAACAAAGATGTGAAACTTCTGAAAAGCTAGGGGTAAAATTAGCAATTTATAAAGGAAAAAGAATAAATTTAAATGAATTACCAGTAGATGCAAAAGGAAGAGATTTAAAAAGTTATGATTTTGAATGTGGTATATTTTGTTTAAAAAATGAGTAAAGGTAGCAGACGCAGACCTGAAGATAAAAAGAAAATAGATAAGAATTGGGATAAGATATTTAAGGAAAAGAAAAGTGCCAACAAAACTAAAGAAAAGTGTTAAGACATATAACAGACAAACAGGTAAGACAAAAACTGAACACTTTTATTTACACGCTACAAATCAAGATGAATTAATTAGGATAGCTAATGATCCTAATGCAAATCCAAAACTAAGAATGAAATGTAAAAGAGAATTAACAAAAAGGAGTAAAGCAAATGATAGACTTAATAAATAAACCACCACACTATAATAAAGGTGGTGTAGAAGCAATACATTATATCAAGCAACAGTTGGGCAAAGGCTTTCCAGCATACCTGGAGGGTTCAGCTATTAAGTACATTCATAGATATAAGTATAAAGATCAAAATATACAAGACTTACAAAAGGCAAAATGGTATATAGAAAAACTTATAGAGTATTACGAGAATCTATAATGGATATGAGTTTTTATGCTTTATTAGCTATAGTGTTACTTATAACATATCAATTAATGGACAACAGATGGAAATAGATAAAGATAAATTAAAAGAAAAAATACAAGAGGGTAAATCATCACATGATGTTGCTATGACTTTAGGATGTCATCCATCAACAGTTAGAAGAAAAGCAAAAGAATTAGGTTTAAAGTTTAAAGCTAAATCACATTGGAGAAAGTATGCAGATAAATGTTAAGAGTAACATTAAAGAGATAACTAAGTTCACAACTAATGTACAAAAAAAACAAATACCTTTTGCAACATCTGTAGCAATCAATAATACTTTATTTGATTTAAAAAAAGAAATGGCAAAGCAAATGGACAAAAAGTTAGATAGACCTACTCCATTTACCAAAAGAGGTTTTTTTATAAACAAAGCAAAAAAGAATTTGTTAGTTGGTGTACTGCTGATGAAAGACATAGTTGCAAACTATATGCAGTATCAGATAGAGGGTGGCACCAGGACTACTGGTAAACGCATACCAGTACCTTATAAACCAAATGCCAGACTAAATAAATTTGGTAATATTATTGGTAAAAAAACTGGATTAATTAAAAAGAATACACAATTTATTGCTGATCTTGGTGGTACTGAAGGAGTCTATGAACGAACGAAGCAAGGTGTAAAACTTATAATCGGTTTTGAAAGGTCTGTAAATTATAGACCTAGATTTCCTTTTTATACAATTGCAGAGAAGTTTAGTAATGCTGTATTTGACAAGAAGTTTGCTAAAGCATTTGATAGAGCTTTAAGGAGTGCAAGGTAGTGTTAGGTTCTTTCTACACTTACATCGTGGGTTATTCGCGAC